CTTTATTTTTTATAAACTCAATTTGTTTTTGAGAAAGTACAGAAAGTGCTTCTATGGCTTTGTTTGTGCTATAACCATAATATTCTTTAATAACCGAAACATCTTCCGAACTTTCATTCTTCACCCACTCAGCGAACCGTTTTCGGGGTCTTAAAGTATTTAGTAAAAACTCATATTGGAGTTGGTTGTCGATGCTCGGCCGGATGTTCATTTCGTTAGCAAGATACACTGTATCTGCGAATAGAGAATAATTCCTATTAACAATAAACGCATTGTAATCACGTTCCATGAGAGTATCATTATCTGTCCCCCTCATGATATTCTTACCAGCATTGATGGACTTTACATAATCGAATGGACTAATCACTTCCACTCACCTTCCACCATCAATTCAGTTAGACATGCCATCATATTCAATTCTTGATCTGCTGCGAATGCAGACTTGTATTGATAATCAGCAAGTGTCACAACAATTTGTGGAATACTTGCAGGCTCTGCATACTGATAAGCTTTGTCATATATCTTACGAAAGATATTAGCAGTATCACTCTCAATATTTTGAGAAACCCATTTACGAACTTCGGTAAACTGTTTACCTTTTAAGTGTTCCATAAGATTGTTTAGATTTTCATCTGAAACATTTACCAGAATACCCGCATCTATTTTACCAGTTGCAGCGTACCGTTGTAATTCATTCAGAACTCTTCGGTTGTCTGGAAAGTATTGCATCAGAATTTGTTGCAATGCTTTAGTATCGTAATCTACACTTTCAGTTTCCAATATGGATTTAATTCTACCAAAGAATTGTTTTGCCATATCTGGCTTATCTTTCTTTGGAATAGAAAAGTTAATGACACTACATCGACTATGCAATGCTTCGATAATCTTCTTAGAGAAGTTACAGGTAAGAATAAATCCACAATTCTTACTGAACTCTTCCATGAAGTTTCTCAACGCAGGCTGAACACTTTCCGCGTTCATGTAGTCTGCTTCATCCAGAACCACATACTTACGACCACCGGCGAGAGATACAGAAGAGGCGAAGTTTTTAATACGTCCACGTAGAACGTCAATGCTTCTACCTTCATCCGAACCATTAACCATCATGTAATCAGAACCCAACTCTTCTAACATAGCTCGAGCAATAGTAGTCTTACCTACCCCTGCCGAACCAGTTAAAAGAAGATTAGGGACATTCTCTTGATCAATAAAAGTTTGAAAGGTCTTCTTTAACTCGTTTGGTAGTATCGTATCATTTACAGTCTTTGGTCGATATTTTTCAACCCAAAGAAAGTCATTCTTCATATTCAGAACCCGCCTCAGTTGCAACCCAATATTCTACTGCTAGGTTGACATTCTTAAAGTAACCTACACCCTTAGATGATAACACAACTTCATAGTCGCCGTCAAGAAATTTAAAGTTTTCAGTTTTAAAAATCATCTTGAACTTTGAATTAGTATCACCTACCAAACATGAGTAGTCATTTGATGTTGGATTTTTAACATCAGTAGCAACTATAGAAACGGTTTCACCATCAGAGCTAATAACAATATCGGGAAGTTGAAGCGCATGAGCTGCCTTGACTACATTTTTATAATCATCAGACTGCATAGTAACTTTAACTTCTGCATCATCAACACTAATGTTTTTCTCAGGTGGCTGAGTAATCATTGTTGGATCAGTATAGGTATAATTACCCTCACGCGAATTCGCATCAGTTACCTTTACATAATCATTATTGAAATTCAATTCTGGATCATCAAACAGACTGACAAATCCCAAGAATTGATTGAGCTCATAAACTGCAAAATCTACAGGAAAACTTTCGTTAATTGTAGCTTGTGCGAGAATGTTTTTTTGCTCTGAAATAGTCCGTAATAGACTACCCTTTTTTACAGCCAACGATGAATTGACTGTTGCGAAGTTCCTAAGAACGTCCATAGTGCCATCACTAATCTTCATCATAATATCCTTCAATTTCTTTCAACCTATGTTCAAGCACATTTATAGTTGTATATAAATGTCCTGTATCGTGTGGTTGAATTCTAGACCTAAGTATTTCAATTTCACTTTTCAATACTTGTATGTGTGTTATATCAACACTACTAATATTCTTTACCATTCCTTTCGTATCCATTTTCAGTTTCTAAAATACTAAGAGCTATTATCGCATAATGTATGATCTTTTGCAAGTCTTTTTTGTTTTTTCCTTGCTTTTTTCCATACCTTTGTGCGTATTTAATTATATTACCAATACAAAACCCATCACCATGACCGCAATCCACAATAAATTCAGTGGATTGGAATTTATTCTTAGAATAATGCCCATCATAAGTTCCATCAATGTATTCTTTAAGCTCATCTAAGATCGCCCCTTCATTAAATTTGTAATCAATCATCAATTCTTCTTCATGTTTTTAATCGCTTCGGGATCAACAGTTGCAGCTGCACCTAACTGTGCAATGTCAACTAGACTACCACCGAATTGATATGAACCGTTATGGATAAGTTTCATCCAAGGACACATCCAAGTCTTGATACCAATTTCTCTTGCCCACTGACAGAACATATAATCTTCAGATAGATATCTCTTAGACTTCTCATCTATGAGAGCATCGAAGAAACACATAATCTCTCGCGTACCATCAAACGATACAGTACGAACATGGTCAGGCAGATAGAGTTGCTGTGGATATGCTTCGGTAAACTTCTCAAGTGCGCTACGTTGGATACACATAAACCCTGTACCACCTTCTAGGACCGGCACTGGTTTATCCAATCTAATTTCATCAGACCCATCATCAGGATTAAACACATAGTCTCCTACGAACCTCTCTAGCTCGCCAGGATTTTCATCTGCATAACCTTTGTCTACTGCACGTTTAATCTTTTCCCACGCAATAGTCTTTTTAGGATAAGGACCACAGATAATTTCTTTTCTGGTTTCTGGATTTTCATCTTCTGGATCAGCGAGTGCTGTAAGTGCAAGAACATCATTTGGATCAAATCCAATATCACTATCAATAAAAACCATATGCGTATAATCGCTACGCATAAATTCATCAGCACAATAATTTCTTGCGCGGGTAATTAAACTTTCATTGAACATATACCACATTTTAATTTCGATGCCATAGGCCTGACACATTTTGCCTAGGTCAACAGAAGACTTGGTATACATACCGTGACATTGCCCACCGTACATAGGTGTAGCAACAAATATTTTTCTTTTACGTAATTCTTCAATAGGGACTTCAACTTCCACGTTCACACTCCTTAATATAACATTACAATATAGTCCTGTATTTATATATACAAAAAGAGTGACGTTTTTACCCGTCACTCAAAGTTTTTATTAGCTCTTAGAAAGGGTTGCGATTATCTTCCTCTTCACTATCAGAAGACATACCCTCTCTTAGAGGATTAGAAACTTCTTCTTCAGACTTGATAACATCGGCATCTACCTTGGTGTACAAATCACGGAAAGAAGTTTTAGTATCTTCATCAAACCGATTGATGCAAAGTTCGATTGCCTCAAGTTTATTCTTGAAGATGCTGTATGCTTTCGCAATGTGGACTAGACGCCGCGTTGAGATAATTTCATCAACACCGCCATCATAGAAGGTCTTGCGAATGATGTCAGCCCAGTCTACCAACTTCTTGATAAACTCGCTGTCATCTAATTCAAGGTCAGCGAAAACCTTAGTAAGAATTTTCCGCTCTGTTGTCAGAGGCGGGTATTCCTGTTCAACCGTAATGGGGAACCTCTCAAGGAACGCTTCGTTCAGAACATTGGTTCCAATGAACCGACCATCATCCGAACCCTTACCTTTAGTATTCGCAGTTGAAACAACCGTGAAACCTTCAGCGGGTTTGATGTACTCGCCAGTCTTCTTAATGAAGTAACCCTTACCTTCAAGGATTGACTGTAGGCACATAATCCGAGCAGGATTACCCAAGTCAAGTTCATCAAGTAACAGAACACAACCTTGCTCCATCGCCTTGATAACTGGACCTTTGAAAAATTTGGTTTCACCATTTACCAAACGGAAACCGCCGATCAAATCATCTTCATCAGTTTCAATAGTGAAATTGACCCGAATGACTTCACGCCGAAGAGTGGCACAAGCCTGTTCTACTGAAAACGTTTTACCATTACCAGATAGACCAGTAATGAAAATTGGATAGAACATCTTAGAAGAGAGGATTTTCTTCACAGTGTCAAACTGACCAAACGGCACAAACAACTTATCCTTTTCTGGAATAAGGTTCTCTGTAAACCCCTCAGTCTCGACGTTCATAGAACCAATTTTAGGCATAACGTAAGCAGCCTCTGCTTCTGTTTCAACTGACGGCATACTATCTAAAGTAGGCAGTTCAAACTCATTATACCCAACACGTAATTTTTTCATCCATGTTGGAAAAGGAACACCTGCTTCTTCAGCAGCATCACGCAAATTATCTTTATTGACAACCGCACCATTACCGAACATACCGGCTGCGGCTTCAACGAACTTCAATTTACGGGGTGTTAATTTAACTGACATTATTTACCTCTCTCTCACTTATAACTAATGCTAACATAAAACGTTCCCAATGTCAAGAACTTTTTTTGCCCTTGTTATTCATTATTTTGACAAAGTTGAT